TTCCACTCAACGATGCTCCGCCGACTGTTAGTGTTCCGTCGATGCTGACGTTCTCGTTGATGTTGATCTGTGTTGAATCCGTAGACGAAATGCTTGTGCCTTTTATCTGTATTCCGTCGATGTCAACACTTCCTGTTCCACCCGCGTTTAGTGTAAGGTCTGCGTTTGATGGTGCTGATATTGTTGAACCTGTGAACGTGATGTCACCTGTTGAACCACCACCTGCGTTGTTGTCAACGTAATCTTTTACTGCGGCACTTGTTGGAATTGTTGTGTCATTGTCATTTGATCCAATGCCCTCTGATTCCGTTACAACAACTGCGGCCGTCATGTTGCCTATGTCAATGTTCGAAATATTATTACCTGTTGCATTGGCATCAATGGTCTTGTTTGTGAAAGTTAGGGTGTCACTGGCTATGTTGGCATCCTGTGCATCCACGTAGTCAATAACAGCACCTGCTGTCACGAGTGCTGTGTCTGAATCATTTGATGCCAGCGATTCCGCCACTGTGATTATTGCACTCGCCTTGAAGTTGTCCACTTCCAAGTTTGAAACTGTTGTTGAATCTGCGTCCATTGTGCTTATTGTGAATGTTCCTGTCACGACAAGGTCACCGTCCACTGTCACGTTCTCGTTCAGGTTGATCCTTGAACTGTCTGTGCTTGAAATACTTGTCCCATTGAAACTCAGTGCTTCAATGTTCACGCCACCCGTGCCATTGCCAGTGATGTCCACTGAACCGTTTGTGGCTATCGAAGTGATTGAGTCACCATTTATTGATAGTTGGTCTATCTCTATGTTACCTGTTCCGTTGGCCTGTAATTTCAGGTCACCGTTCGTTACGTCGGTGGCTATCAGTCCAGAAGAACCGTCCCTGACCAACGAGTAAACTTCGGTGAAATTGTTGTTGATCTTGATCATGGCCGTACGTAAAGTATCGCCCGTGGCCGGATTGCCCAGTGTTCCTATGTCTATGTTAATTCTCGCCATAATTTAATGGTATTTATGGTTATCCTCGACGTCTGATCCTGGTCCTAGGATAAATTGCGCCAGTTGTGGGCTTGGTGTTCACGTCTTTATTATATGTGTTGAACGCCATGTTGCCTGATGTTGCTCTATGATTCTTCCACAGTGCAATCCTATCAATGTCTGAACCGTCTATGCTCACTCTTGTGTCGGTGGTTGCAGTTATGCCTCCTGCTGTGTCTGCCATTAATCCTGTGACAGCATTGTTTTGTAAATATGTTCTTGCCTGTGACTGTGTGAGCGTAGGATATATTCCTGCCAAACAAGCCAACATACCTGTTACGAACGGCGCACTATAACTTGTTCCTGATCCAGACTGTACTGTGTCCCAGTTTGGTGTATTTGCTTCCTGTCCTGGATACGGAACACCAAAAGCAATGGCACCTGACTCTCCTGCTCCAAAGACACCAACACCTGCGGCATATACATCTACACCAGGACCCCAATTGCTAAAGTCTGCTTTGCCGTTATCTGCTTTAGTGCCTAACGCACCTACACTGATAGCACCGTTGAATGAATAGGTGTCGCCACGATGGTAATAATCTCTGAATGGATAATAACCTCCAAAGAAGTAGTTCCGGTTTGCATAAGCGGCTTCACTAACAATGTAGTTGTCCCAGTTGTCGCCACCAGGCAAATCAATGTATCTGTTGTCGTTGCCGCCTGACGATACCACAATGATACCTTCTGTTATAGCATCTTGCTGATCACTATCAGGTGCTGGAGCATTTACAGTAAAAGTTTGATCGCTGGTCCAGTCTTTGTCACCTGGGCCAATGCCTCTTGCTGTTAGTTCTGCTTCTGATAGATCATTGCCTGTGCCGTTGTCTAAAGTTACACCCTGGAAGTGGATTAAAGCGGCACCGCCACCTATCAAATTTTCTGTCCCCAAACTCACATTCACAATGGTAGGATTCTTCCTGCCTGTTGCTGGATTCACTGCTTTGGTTCTGTGGAACTCTCTGATGTAGGCAAAGGTTCTATCTGTACTGCCACCGCCTGACTTTGAGCGTTCGTAAACTTTGTCAAACATATAGATGTTGGCATCGTTAGCAAGTCCATATAGTGTGCCTGCCGCATAACTTGTGACTGCCGTGGGATGATTATCTTCTGCTGAATAGTTGTCACGAGCGTCTGCGTTGCTGTATGTGTAGTTTGTTCCACCGGTAATTGTGTTGTAGTGTTGACCCCAGTTATAGTCTACTACTCTACTTGAATAATCTGCGTGGTCGCTAAATGTGTCTACTTCAACAATAACAATGTCTACATTTTTACCACTTGCTGAATATGTTACACTATCATCAACATACCTGTCTGTTAGACTTGCGGCTGTTGATGACCAATTGGTTCTATTTGTGGTTTCAATGTGTCTTGGTATACCCCAATTTCTATGGTCAACAGTATACCTGATTCCTGTTGTGCCATTTGCTTTTGTGAATGCCGCCGTGCCGCTTGGGACACCTTTGTCAAATCTACCAGTAAAAGTACTTGCTGGTTTATCTACGATTCTGTCCAAAACACTCTGTGGTACAACTACTTCTACTCTGTCGTCATCGGCTACTTCTTGTGCTTCTTCCATTGTGAGCATATAGCCTGTGGTTCTTGAAGTTGGTCGTCTGTGAGTGCATTCAATCTGTCTATCTGGAATGTGTAAAGCACCACCTGGTGTTTCCATGTCATCGTAGAACGCCTTTGAGTCCTCGCCCTTCTTAAGTGTGACCTGAAACAGTTCCACCTTAAGACTCCAGTTGTACGAGATGTAGTGTGACCGTGATTGATGTGGATGCCGAGTCACCGATCTTGTTGGTGACCTTGATTGGTATGTTGGTGGTCACAGTGGAATCATCATTGTATCCGATGGCGCCAGGTGATATCAACACCGTTTCAGCACCCGTTGTGATCACTTCCGCTATCACGCCTGCGTCAGCGGTTGGGTCAACACCTTCCGCCCTTGAGGCATCTGCGTCCCTGTCCTGGTTACTGGTGTACACTATGACCCTTGCCGCGTGTGATGTCTGTACCTTGTAGAGAGCGTAGCCGATGAATCCCGTGATGTCTATGTCCGTGGTACTGCCATCCTGTATTGATGCGGATCCTGCCTTGGTGGTCCTTGACTGGAGCCCAGATCCACCTGATGCCGTGATCGTGATCGTGCCATCCGAGTTGGCAGAAGTGGTAATGCCCGTGCCGCCTTGTATGTAAAGTTGTCCGCCGTCTGCTATGGCGATGCCAGCGGAATCATCACCTGTGAATGTGATACCTGAGGCTCCACCTGCCGAGGCCTCTAGACCTATTGTCTGTGTGCTGTGATCATAAGTCATCACATAGTTGTCTTGGCCTGATCCCACAGATTGATCTGCATTTAGAGTGAAGTTGCCCAGCACGACATTTCCCGTGCCGTTGGGGGTCAGTGTGATGTCTGCATTAGTATCTAGTGAAGTTATTGCTGTGTTGTTTATTGATAACCTATCGATCTCAATAATACCTGTTCCATTTGCAAATATTTTCACATCACCGTTGGTATCTGCATTTGTAAGGTTCCCATTTGATGATGTTGTGGCGGCTAGATCAGTGTAAAGTTCTGCGAAATTGGTGTTGGCCTTCGTCATGGCCGTACGTAACGTATCGCCTGTTGCTGGATTTCCCAGTGCTCCTGTGTCTATCGTTAATCGTGCCATGGTGTGTTACCCATATTTATTAAATACAGATATGTTCATAGAAACCCTAAAGACGATGAAGTTGTACAAGAGGGAGAGCAAACTGGGTACCATGCACAACTACCACAGGAAGAACCTGATCTATGTGTTCAAGTGTGATGCCTGTTCAGAGACATTCATGAGGCCAAAGTCAAAGGTTGATCCAGGTCGTGCCTCAAATGACTACAAACACGTGTGTAATAAATGTGATTCCAAGAAGTTCGCACAGAGCGTGGGTGTGAAAATGCGTAATGTCTATAAACTTGACGCAAGTAGCACTAAGACTTTATAGTGTTTTCCATTTGATGTCGGCACGTGATCCCGTGATCCATCTCTGTAGGTCGGCGTAGATGCCACACTTGATGTTGGGCTGGTCGAAGTACCATCTGAGGAAAGGATTGCCATCAAGATATTCCTTGCGATTTATAAAATAAAAATTAGTTCCGGGAAACTTGCGGAATGTTTGCCTCAGTTGGTACATCCATTCATATTTCAGATATGCCTTCATGCTGGCCCTGTCTGGGTAGTTGATTGAATTCTTGTATATGTTGTTTTGTATCCTGCTGGGTGTGTCCATCTCCCACTGCTGGGCACCCATTATGTCGAACGCCATGATCACTATGTTCTTGATGCCCGACTCCGCGGCCATCAACACTGCACTGCAACCAGAACCCCTTGCCTTGGAGAAGTCGTTGGTCTTGATCTTGCCACCGTTCTTGATGTCTCCGCCACGCCACACCCTGTAGATCTTAAGACCCTCGGGCACGTGGTGTAAATGGTCGCCTTCACAGATGTAGTCCCATCTGCTGATGTCTTGTGGACCGTGTATTCTCGGAGATTCCTTGCCGTTGTTGTGCCACTTGGCCAGTTCATCGTACATGGGTTGATTGACTGCCACTATGTGATCACACAACATGGGATGATCCCTGTATATGGCGTTACATCCGTATATCACGCCTTTGTCTTTTAAATTTTCTATTGGAAATATGTTTCTTGACTCACCGTTACCTATTAAGAAAGCAGTGTCCATTACACCCCGAATGATTCTCCACAACCGCATGCGGAAGTTGAGTTGGGATTTGATATCTCAAACTGTGATCCAAATGTTTCCTCGATCCAGTCGATCTTAGTTCCCATGACATACAACAACGAAGTCTCATCCACGACAAATCTGCCCGTGTGCCAGTCCTCCACATGGTCACCTTGTGCCACGCTTTCCTTGGTGTCAGCGAATCCCCAGTCATACTTGAATCCTGCACAGCCTCCGCCCAACACCGCTAGGCTAACTGCATACTTGCCTGGGTTTTTTTCAAGCAACTTCTCTATCTGATTCTTGGCTTCGTCTGTGATTTCGAATGGTTTCATAATAGTAATTATGCTTCTCTCCTGTTGCTGTTCTGTATTCCCACGCTCATCCAGAATCTTGTGGCATCTCTTTTCATTTCAAAACTCATGTATGCGTTCTGATCCTCCCAGTGGTTCATGGGATTCTCAATTTTGCCAGCGGGCTCGAACCACCAACCCCATTTACCCTCACAGTTGACCTGGCACCAATCTATGCACTCGCTCATCACACCGTTTGAGTTCATGTCAACGTTGTACTCAAACTGTTGCATGTATCCACAGTCCTCCGGAATCTGATCCATTCTAGGATTGTTTCTTTTAACCTTCACTTTTCCGTAACTCACTGCCAGTTGTCCTCCACCCATTTATCTGCACATTCCATGGGATTTGGTGAGCCATGGAACACTGCCACCCTGTTGCCAGGTTCTATCTTGGCGGGCGTCTTGAAGAACTTCTTGCCGTCCTTGGTCAGCAGTTTGGTGTCTTTGAATCCGACCATCTCCCACTTGTATGATCTTATCCAATCGTCTGGGAACCAGGTTATGTCATTGCTGGCCCTCTTGGTTATCCAATCCTGATCACCGTGATTCTGTTGCATTATCTTTGCTGAATTATCTTTGAATTCAGTCCACAGGTAGTCCATGGTGCCGGCCTCCCATCTCATGCAACTGGAGTTTGAAAGTTTCCAATCCTTGATCCTGCACCTGTTGAAATCTCTTATTATGTTGAACTTGCCAGGATTAGTGAACAAGGCATCTATGTTGTCAAATATAACAACGTCCAGGTCAAAATATAGTATGGTGCCCTGCAAAGGCATCTCTGGTGCGAACATAAAAAGTTTGCTCCACCATGATTTGATCCAAGGATCATTGGGTAGTTTTATCACGTTGATGTCTGAATCCAGTCCTGCGGGATCATCAGTCAAACAATGGAACTGGTAGGACACGGTGGTGTGTCTCTTGACCATGCTGTTGAGTACGTTTGCGTACTTGGAGGGGTACTTGCTACCCCACTTAACGCACACTACGTGATTTGTTTCCACTTTCTAATCCTTCCATCTGTATCTGTTTCCAATTATCGCTCTCTAGTGTGTAAGGAAAATCGTTCGCAATATTTTCATCACCCGATATCTGTATCCTACTGATATTTAAATTATTTTTCATGCTCTCATAGATCCCTTGGAACTTGGTGTCTTGGAAAGAAGTTTGTAGATCCACTTGTCCCAGTTTGATGTATCCCAGTGATAGCCTTGGGTCCTCCCAGTTGAAGTTGTTCTCCGCAAGCCACTGTCTGTACTCCACCATCTCCTGTTTCTTGAACCAGTGCGTTGTCTCTGTAATGGTATCTCCCCATTCTATGTCAAATTCTCCCGAGTAAAACTTTTGATGATTTATTTCTGAACACAACGCTTCCGTCATTACAGGTGCGTGTTCGTCCCTGAACACCTCAAACAAAGTTTTGCCCACCTGAGACCAGTGTAAGTAGACACCACCCAACTCCCGGTCATATCTGTTCTGTTTGAACAGTTGGAAATCCTCTTCATGTAGATCATGCCTGGGTGCGTTCAGGAAGGTTGTTATCTGCGATGGCCTGATCCAGTCTGGATCGAATACACTTTTTCTATAGGATTGGACCCAACTTTCGATCTCATGACAGAGATTGTTCAATTGTCTTATCGCATACCTTGTCTCGTCATTGGTCTGCTTGTAATAATTGGACAATTTCCAAGCCGTGCCTTGAAGTTCCTCGAAATACCTGTGCAGAAGATTACAGGCCTCGTGTTTTAATCGCAATCCGGGTTTGGCCATGAGATTCCCGTCATTCACAGATCCTATTTTGAGTTTGGCACTGTACTGGAAATCATCGGCCACAAATGGTTCTATCCTTTCATAGGGCGGATTGAAATTGAAAGAGTTGATCTGGTCTATGTTTTTGTTCAATTCCTTACACAAGAAATTTAGATCTCTCTTGGAACTGGCCCATCCGAGAAAGCAAAAATTTTTCTCCAGTATTCTCTTCTGTGCTAGATTGTCCCTTAATGCTTCTATGAACCTCTTGCCTAGCGGCGTGTCGTATACATCGACCGTGACTTCTTTGCCGTCGTAATCTATTATGATTTTATCTCTTAGAGTAGATGGCACTGTTGGCTCCGTGTTCTGCACATTCCACTTCCACAACATAACATCTATTGTCAGTTTTCTCTCTGATAAGTTTATCTGCGAAGTCAAATGCGTGTTTGGCAAACATCTCAGCACCTACACCATCAAACATCACAATGTCTACAAGGTCCAGTTCCTCAAGCTCTCTGAACTTGTCGAGGTGTGGGTCATTCACATCTAATGCAGTCTTATGATCAAAGTGATCTTCTAACCATTTCTTTAATGGTTTCAGTCCACCAAAATCCACTGCCCAGTTCTTGTTGTCTAGTTCCTTGCAACCGAATGTGAATTTAAATTGTAAACTGTATCCGTGCAGTAGGTGACAATGTGAGTGATCTGCGTTGGGTTGTCTGAACACACAGGCCAATCCTATGTTGTGTCCGTATGTTTTAGTTGAGTAGTAAGTCATCTTTTTCTCCTGTTTTGATGACTTGCAGAGTGTTTATAGAGGGATGAAAGTCTTTGAGTCCTCTTGACCATTAATTGAGTTTCTTGTCAATCTTCTGATCTAAGTCCATTTGGAATGCAACATCTCTGATGCGTTCCGTCAGTTCGTTTGGTATATTTAATTCTCCGTCTATGATGCTCTTGAGAAAGTGTATCATCACGGTGAACTCGCTCCTGTTGGCAACCGTCTCTGGGTCTATGCCGTGTTGCTCCATTGCGTTCAACATGGCCTCTGACACGTCAACCAGTGCCTTGATGCTCGTGGAGTGTTTGTCAAAGTGTGCCATTATGTGATAATCTTGGGTTTTGCAGGAACCTCAATCTTGCTGAACACCCTGTTGTACTCATCAGCGATCTTGTCATTGATGTGTGCTATGGATATCAACTTGTCCGTTGCAATGTTGAACGGTTGGTCCTGTCTAGCAGTGGAGAAAAATGTACCAAATGCCAATCCCTGCGGACCATTCATCAGTACAAGTGCCTTCTCAATACTGACGTATTGAGAGTCGGTCCTGCTAAGATATTTTGCGATGACCTCTTCTCCTGAAGTCAATTTTAGAGTAACTAGATCTCCATCTTTTATTTTATCAAACATATGTCTTATTATAAACTATCCTAGGAGTTTGTCAATGTATTTCCTCAATTCCTTGTCCTGTACGTTGGGAGGAATGTTATTGAAAAAGAATATCTGGTAACTGTCAGATCCATACTTGCCTATGCCGTGCAACTCGCTGGCTTCTTTCCTGTCCCACGTTAGGTACTGTTCTGTCATCTTCCTTATTCTCTTTGATCGAACTTCCCACATGCCCAACGGTTTCAACATTTCCTGTTGTGTTTTCAATCTACCACGCAGGTATGCTTGAGGATTGGGGTATCTAGCGAAAAGTTTTGGTAATACAATTTTTACATGCTTGCGATATGTGAGATTAAGGCACATCACCCCCACCATGTGCTTCCATCTCTTGTGTGGCGCCCTAAGTTGTTGTTGCACCATTAGGTGATCCACCATTGGTTTTGTCATACAACAATTTTATATTATATTACTTTTTTGTCAACTGTTTATTGATCCATATGGCCAGGCCTTCGTAGGTATCTTGGAAAACATTTTTATTTTCTTTCCATTCGTCTGGCATTTTCCAACCTTCTTGGTTGACTATTACCCACCTGCACTCGGAGTGTTCAAATAATTTATTAAATTGGTATATCCAGTATCTTGGATCAACTGGCCTTTTGATATAGGTGTAACCTGTCGAGCCTTTGTACATGTTGTTAACATTTTCAGGTTTG